TGGAGTTCCAAGAATAAAAATTCCAAGTCCTACTCCAAACACAAATTAATAAGGAGGCCATTATGGCAATAACAACAAACGCAATCTGTGATTCTTTTAAAAAAGAATTACTACAGGGAAAGCATGACTTTGATACATCCTCTGACACATATAAATTAGCGATGTATACTAGTTCAGCGACTTTAGGAAAATCAACAACAAACTATTCGACAAACCCAGGTGGTGGAGCTAATACTGAAGTTACTTCATCAAACTACACAGCTGGTGGTGGAACTCTTGTTAACCAAGGTGTAAAAGTTTCATCTTCAGTAGCTATTACTGATTTTGCTGATTTATCTTTTCAAAACGTAACTCTTACTGCAAGAGGAGCATTAATCTACAATACAACAACTGACGGTGGATCAAATACTACTGATGCTGTTGCTGTATTAGATTTCGGTGGAGACAAAACTGCGACTGCAGGAACGTTTACAATTCAGTTCCCTGCTTTCACAACATCTGCTGCGATCTTAAGATTAGCATAAGGATTAAAATGATATGGCTACTGGATGGGGACGAAAAACATGGGGAGCATCAGAATGGGGAGATCTCTCTGACGAAATAGTCTCCGTCAGTGGCATATCATTAACATCATCAATTGGTTCTGAATCAGTTACAGCAAATGCTGATGTATCTGTTTCAGGAATATCATTATCATCAAGTATTGGTGCTGCAGTAGGTGGTACTTCAGCTTTAATTGTCCCAGGACCTGTAACAATGTCGATTGGTGTTGGTAGCACCGTTGTTGGTATAGGAGTTCCCGTTACAGGAATTTCTATGACATCAAGCATAGGTGCAGCAACAGTAGATGAAAGCACTCTAACAGGAGAAGGTTGGGGTAGAGGTGAATGGGGCGAGTTTGCCTGGGGTGATAATTTTTCAGTACAAGTAACAGGACAATCTTTAACATCATCCATTGGAAACGAGACAGCATTTACAGATGTGACTGTTGCTGTAAGTGGATCTCAAGCTAGCTTTACGCAAGGAAGTTTCTCATTACAAATTGATGGAGATGTAATTGTTTTAGCAGCAGAAGATCAATTAGATTTTACAATTGGATCATCTACTCTATCAGGGGATGCTAATGTATCTGTTTCTGGAATATCTATAGCATCATCACAAGGAAATACTGTAGGTGGTTTAAAAACACCAGTCCCTGTCACAGGAAGTCAAGCATCTTTAACACAAGGAAATATTACTTTAATCCAAAGCACTAATGAGTCAGTAACTGGAATATCTGCTACAATGACACTTGGACAACATGCAGAAATACCAGGACAAATCATAGGGGTATCAGGTCTTTCAATAACGTCATCTTTAGGTGAAGAGGGTATTACGGGAGATGGACTAGTCACTCCTACAGGGCAGTCATTGACTTCATCTGTGGGTAGCGTTAATATTACTGCATGGTCTGAGATAGATTTGGGAGTAAATAATACTTGGACTATAGTTGATCTAGCTGCATGATTAATGTAAAATAAAAATTATTAAGGAGAATTTTTTATGGCATCAAGTTTTTCAAGTGATCTAAAACTAGAACTTATGGTAACTGGTGAAAACGCTGGTACATGGGGTGATAAAACAAATACAAATTTAAACTTAGTACAACAAGCAATTGCTGGTTTTGAACAAGTAACACTTTCATCTGGAGGCACGACTGCTTTAGTTATGTCAGATGGTGCCTTATCAAACGCAAGAAATCTTGTAATAAAATTTGCAACGATCACTGCTGGTGCATCAACTATTTGTACAATACCAGATTCAATTGAAAAATTTTATATTTTTGACGTAACAGCTGTTACGAACCCAACAAATCTTACAATCAAAACTGCTTCAGGAACTGGATTTACACCTGATGCACAAAAAATTTATGCAGCTTATTCTGATGGAACAAATTTAAATGAAGTTTCTTTAGACACTTTAGGTGGCACTATTGGAACTGCACAAGTAGCGGATGATGCTATTACAAATGCAAAAATTGCAGATGATGCAATTCGAGCAGCACAACTCTCTGACAACGCTGTTATAACTGCAACAATAAATGATGATGCTGTTACACAAGCCAAAATAGCTGACGATGCTGTTGGTGCAGATCAATTAGCAAACACTGCAGTGACTGCTGGATCATACACTACTGCTTCTATCACAGTTGATGCTCAAGGAAGACTAACAGCTGCATCTTCAGGAAGTGCAGGAGCAGGTTACAAAATTATGGCAATGCGTGCAGGACCTTCATCAGGATCAATCACTGTTGCAAACAACGCCTCAAAATATCAAGCCTTCATATCTGCAGGTGGCGGTGGTGGTGGAGGAAATCGAGCACCTAGTCACCAAGGAGGAACTGGAGGATCTGGTGCTTTTGGTTTTTACGCAGGTGACCTTACAGGAGGAACTACTTATCCTTTTTCAATAGGTTCTGGAGGAAACTCAGGAGCGTCTCCTGGAAATACCTCTGGAAATCCAGGAAACTCAGGTGGAAACTCGAATGTTACAAATTTAATGACCGTAAACGGTGGTGGCGGTGGTGGCGGAGCAAATCCACAACCAGGAAGCGGAGGTAGTGCTGGAAATGCCAGCCCAGCAGCTACTGATGGTAACTTTACTCGAAGAGCCTTTTTTCAAAAAACAAACAATAGAAATACATCACAAGGAGTTGGACATGGTGGAGAAGCTCCTAATCCCGGTACTAATGAAGAGGATATACCAGGTTCTCCAGGTGTATTATACTTTTTATCAAACGAGGGTTAATTATGGCTTACGCAATAATAAATAATAATCAACTTTATAAAATCGCATTAAATGATGCTGCAAAGACAAATTTAAATATTAATGAACCTGATTACACGATAATAAACATTACTGATGAAGAATATCATAAGTTAAGAAAAGAAGAGGCAGTTTTAACACATTCAAATGGTTCTTATACAGTAACTGATATGGAAACTGTTTATTGCCCAGCTTCTGAAGATGAATTAAAACTTGTAATAAAAAACGTTATTTATTATTTTAAGGATTTTAAGAGTGATAACGAAAATCATCCTATGATAAATGATATAAATAACTATATTCAATTTTTAAAAGAATTTGATACTTCATCTATAACGTTTCCAATGGAACAAAATTTTTATAATCTTGTTGAATCACAATCACAAACAGCGATAAGTCCTTTACAAATATAATTTAAATTATATATTAAATTTTGATGTTTGAAAAAATATTAAAATTTAAGGCATCCAAAGATTATTTAAAACATAAACCTTTTTTACCTGAGCCTACAAAATTAAACATACCAGAATGGTATAAAAAAATAAAACATAAATTTGATTTAAAAACCATAAAAGGCTGTATTCCTTTTTTAGATACCTTAACCATTGGATATATTTTAAAAACACCGATTGATTTAAGAATACAATTTAATTGTGAAGAAAACAAAAATAAATTTAATTCTATTTCCTCACTTATTAATCATCCTTATGGTGATTTTGCTAATTTAAATACAAGACCAGATGGCCATCCAATAGAACAACTAAGCAAAGAATGTCCTTATGTTAATAAAAATAAAGATTTGCCTTTTTTAAAAATTTTAAATCCTTGGACAATAGTAACACCTCCAGGTTATTCATGTTTATTTGTTCCTCCATTAAATAATACAGACGATAAATTTTCAATTATACCAGGTATTGTTGATACAGATACATTTCCACTTAAAGTAAATTTTCCTATAATTATAAATGGAGACAAATACCCAGTGTTAGATACTATTATTAAAATGGGAACACCTTATGTTCAAATAATACCTTTTAGGAGAGAAAGTTGGAAAATGAAAATTGAGTCAACTCCAAGAATTGAAGAAACTACTCAACAGTTTGGTTTTCAATTTAAAATGTTAAATGTCTATAAAGAAAAATGGTGGAGTAAAAAATCATGGAAATAAAAGAATCAGACAGTAGGTTGTTAAATTCTTATATAAGAATATATGATAATCCAATACCTAAAAAATTTTCAGAATCTTTTTTTAAAATATGTCAAGATCGTAAATTTAATTTACAAGGAACTTTAGCATCTGATAATGCAGATGGTGGAGAATTAGATAAAAAAATAAGAGATACTAAAATTTGGACGTTATCTAATATAGGTTCAAAAAGTAGGACAGAAATTCATTGGTGTAATTTATTTTTGCAAATGTTTGAAACTAGGTTTCATAAATATTATGCTGATGTTACAAAAAATCCTGAAAAACTTATTATTCAGACAGTTGATGTTTTAAAATATTCTATAGGAGGTCATTATAAATTTCATACTGATCATGGTCCTAATACACCAAGAACGTTATCTGCAATTTATTTTGTAAATGACAATTATAAAGGTGGAGAACTTTGTTTTAGAACACCAAAAGGTGAATATTTTTTAGAGATACAAAAAATATCTAATAGACTTATAATATGGCCAAGCAATTTTTTGTATCCGCATATGGTAAAACCTGTCACAGAGGGAGAAAGGTATTCGATTGTATCATGGGCACTATAAGAAAAGATTTTAATTATAAAAAAGTAGAAAATTTTTTAACTCAAGAAGAAATTAATTTTTTAAGTTTATACTGTGAAATAAAACATAGAACTAATTTTGATAGTTTTGATACAGAACAAAGTAATACTGGGGATACTAAATTTTACGCAGATATTGCTATGGAAACTCTTTTACTTCTAAAAAAAGATTTAATGGAAAAAGAAACAGGACTTGAATTGTTGCCAACTTATGCTTTTTGGAGAATGTATACAAAATATGCTGTGTTAGAAAAACACACAGATAGACCTGCTTGTGAAATAAGTGTGACTGTTCACATAGATAGTGATAAAACTCCTTGGCCTATTTTTATAGATGGAAATTCTATAGAGACTAAACCAGGTGATGCTATTATATATTTAGGATGTGAATCGTCACATTGGAGAGATGCTTTTCAGGGAGATTGGCACGCACAAACTTTTCTACACTATGTAGATAAAAATGGTCCTAATAAAGATCATTATATGGATAAAAGACAATATTGGGGATTAAAATAATGGAAATAAAACAAAAAGAAGATGGTTCTTGCGACATATGTTTTACGCAAGAAGAAATTAAAATAATTTCAGAAAATAAAAAGTTACATTTATCAGATCATGGATTAAGACATTTTGGTAATATGTTAATGAGAATAATTGTTGAGTGGCAAACAAATTTTAAAGATTCAGTAAAAAATCTTCAGACTGAGGACTTTAGTAATATAGACGGAAAAAAACCAAAAGATGTTTAATGTAATAAACAATTTTTTAGATAACGAAATTTTACATAAAATAAAAACAATTTGTGTTTCTGAATTTTTTCCATGGTATATAGTTAAAGAAAAACCATATCAATTTTCTCACAGTATAGTTAAGAATGAGCAAGGTAAGATTGAAGTTACATCAGATTTCTTTTTTCCTATTGTTGAACCAATAATTAAAAAATTAAAAATAGAAAAAGTTTTTTCAAGTCAGTTGCATATGTTACCTAAAACCAAAGAACATGAACTGTTAGTTCATAAGTTTCCTATAAAAGAAAATGATAAAGAACAAAAATTAATTTTATTTATAAATTCAAGTAATGGGTATCTTAAAAGGCTCGAACAAAAATATGAGGCAGTTGAGAATAGGGCTTTCTTTATGAGAAAAAGAGAACCATTTCAAATATATACACCTATAAATGATTTAGCCATGTTTTTTATAGAAATAGACTATCTTTCACAAGACAGTTAAATAAGGTATAATTAGCCATGCCATTAACAAAAGTAAATATAGCTCCTGGATTTAATAAACAACTTACACAAACTGGTGCACAAGGCAAGTGGACAGATGGTGACTTTGTAAGATTTAGGTATGGTCTTCCAGAAAAAATTGGAGGATGGGAACAAATTTTAGAGAGCACTATAATAGGTGCAGCTAGAGAACAATTTATTTGGGCTGATTTAGACGGAAGAAAATATGCTGCAATAGGGACTAATAAAGTATTAGTAATTTATTATGAAGGTGCTTTTTTTGATATTACTCCACTTGGCACAGCTTTAACTGGTTGTACGTTTGATACTGTTAATACTTCAGCAACAGTTACCGTTAATAAACCAGCTCATGGTTTGGAACCTGGAGACATATTTTTATTTTCATCAGTTACACCTCCGACAGGAGCAGGATATACAGCAGCAAATTTTACAACAAATCCTTTTCAAGTAATTACTGTTCCTGGTAGTGATGAATTTACTATTACAATGGCAAGTGCAGCTGGAACCACGGTCAACGGCTCTGGATCTGCCACAGTCACTCCTTATATAAAACCAGGTGCGTTAGGTTCTACATTTGGATTTGGTTGGGGTACAGGATTATGGGGTGGTGGCCAACAAGTATTTAGCACATTAAACGGATCACTAAATGATGATAATGCAGGAACTGGAGGATCTGGTACTTCGATAACGCTTGCATCTACATCAGGTTTTCCATCGACTGGAACAATAAAAGTTGGAGCAGAATTTATTTCATATACTGGAATTTCGTCAAATGATTTAACAGGTATTACAAGAGCTGCAGCTGGAACTAGATCCGCACACTCAAGTGGTGCAGGAGTTGAAGTATTTACGGGATGGGGTATTGAATCATTATCTCAAACTTTGACAGTAGATCCTGCATCATGGTCATTAGATAATTTTGGAGAACAACTTATTGCAACAATTAAAAACGGACAATCCTTTTCTTGGAATCCTATAAACTCTAATTCTAATGCTTTAAATACTAGAGCTGCTTTGATATCTAATGCACCAACAGCATCTGTTATGTCTTTAGTTTCAGATAGGGATAGACATTTAATTATGTTAGGAACTGAAACAACAATTGGATCACAACTTACGCAAGACAAAATGTTTATAAGATTTTCAGATCAAGAGGACATAAGCGATTACACACCAACATCTGTAAATACAGCGGGAACTTTTAGATTAGACTCAGGCACTAAAATTGTTGGAGCCATTAAAGGTAAAGACTATACTTTTATTCTAACTGACAATGCAGCTTATGTAATGCAGTTTGTTGGACCACCATTTACTTTTTCAATTAGACAAGTAGGTTCTAATTGTGGATGTATTGGGCAACATGCAATGAAATATGTTAATGGTATAGTTTATTGGATGGGTGAGTCAGGTGGTTTTTTTGTTTTTGATGGTACTGTTAAATCTTTGCCATGTGCGGTTGAGGATTTTGTTTTTACGACAAAAAATGGAAATAATTTAGGAATTAATTACTCAGCAGGTGAATCTGTTTATGTTGGATTAAATCATTTATATGAAGAAATTTGTTGGTATTATCCACAAGCCACTTCTGATTTTAATGATAGATATGTTTGTTATAACTATCAAGATGGAACATGGGTAACTGGTTCTTTATCAAGGACAACTTGGGTGGATGCAAATTTATTTGAAAACCCTTACGCTACAGAATTTACTTCTACAGGAGTTGGTACTTTTCCTACTGTTCAAGGCGTAACGAACATTAATGGATCTACTAAATATTTTGAACATGAAAAAGGTGTAAACGAAGTAGATACAGATGGAAATAAAACAGCTATTCCAGCTTTTATAGAATCTGGAGATTTTAGTTTGAATCCTGACGGAACAAATGCTGAATTTTTTATGAGCATGAGTAGATTTGTACCTGACTTTAAAACTTTACAAGGTAATGCACAAGTCACAATACTACTAAGAGATTTTCCTTCTGATACTGAAGTATCATCACCTTTGGGACCTTTTACTGTAACGTCATCTACACAAAAAGTAGATACACGTGCTAGAGCTAGATTTGCTAGTTTAAAAATTGCAAATACATCAACAGATCAGAATTGGCGTTTTGGAACTTTTAGGGCAGATGTAAAATTAGATGGAATGAGGGGATAATGGCTAGAGTAGACATAGTAATACCAGAACCTACTCCTATATACACTGAGGAAAATCAAAGGCAAGTGACTCAGTCTTTACGAACGATGCAAGATAAGTTAAATACTTCTTATCAACAAGAATTAAAAAATGAACAAGATGCATTTAATTATTTTTTATCATGACCATACAATATAAAAACCAAGGTTTTAAACAAGCGAGCACAGATAAGACAACTGTTTTTACATGTCCTTCTGATGCAACAGTTATTGTTAAAAGCGTTTATTGTGCAAATAATGATGCATCATCAGCTGTATTAGTGAATATGAATTTAGTTGATTCGTCTGATTCAAGCACTGAATATGAATTTTTTAGAGACGATTTGCCCGCAAAATCTCAAGTTAACGCTACTCCACAAGGTATAAATTTAGAAGCAGGTGATGCAATAACAGTTCAAGCAGCAACAGGTAGTAACACAATTCAAGGTGCTATAAGTTACGCACAAATAGATAGATCTCAGGAGAATGGCTAGACAAAAATTTGTACATTTTGTGCCTAGACCTAAACCAAAAAAACGTCCAGGCGTTCACAAAAAAACTCAAAACAAATCTGAAAAAAGACAAAAAAAACAAAGAAGATATAAAGGACAAGGACGCGGGTGAATTTAAAAAGTATTGAAGATATAGTACAATCTGTTTCAATAAATTTAAATGAAAAAGATATTTTAAATATATTACAGAATAGAAAGAGATGGCCTTATAGATATCCATGGGGGCAACCTTCAATAGAAATTATTGCAGAAAATGAATACTTGGTGTCAAATTTATTTTTTAAATCTGATTCGTATCTTGATTTTGAAAGATGGCAAAAATTTTATGATTTAGGTTTTACAACTATTATATCTAATGTTTTAGATTTAAACGAAGATTTAAGATTATTAAATAAAAAATTAACTGAATATACAGGTCTTGTCATTAATGGAAATTTTTACTTTTCAAAACCTGGAAGAAGAGCAAGCTTTAGCTACCATAATCACGAATATGATGTAATTGCAAAACAAATTTATGGAGGCGCTGATTGGAAAATCGATGAAAAAATTTATAATTTAAAACCTGGTAACACTTGCATAATACCAAAAAATGTTTATCATCAAGTATTGAATAAGGAAAATAATAAATTATCTTTAACAATAAATTTACAATGAATGATTTACCAAAAATACCTGCAGAAGCTGTAGAAACTATCAGACATAAAAGAACTGGAAAAGTATATGCTAATAAAGATGATTTTGATGCTGATGTTGCTGATCCCAATACTGATACTACTGCTAATGATTTTCGACAAGACTTGGAAATAAAAGTCACTAGAGCTGGTAATATAGGTGCAAAAACAAAAAAATAATAGCTCAGTGAATAATAAAATTGAAAAGTTTTATGCTTTTCTTCCTGAAAAAATCTACAAAGAAATTTATACTATTAGTAGAAACATTTGTTGGGATAACTTTAAAAAATTAGATGGAAAATTTTCTAATCATTTTAATAAAAAAATAATAGATGCAGAAAAAGCAGTTGAAATAAAAAGAGATTGTTATCGATATATTTTTGAAAAAGTTAATAAAATTTATAATACAAATTATTGGCCACATAATTTTTATTTTAATTTGAGTCAATATGGAAATGAGTGTGGTATTCACAGCGACAGAATTACAAAATCTAATAACAAAACACTAATAATATATCTAACAGATTTTTGGAGTGCTGATTGGCATGGCGAAACTATATTTTATAAACAAAATGAAAAAGATATTTATACAGCTTCAATACCTTTTCCAAACCACGCTGTTATTTTTGATTCTAACATAAATCATTGTATGGCACCAATAAGTAAATTTTGTACAACTGATAGAATAGTTTTAGTTGCACAAATGGAAGAGAAATAGTATAAAAAAATATGAAACCTAGAGGTGCAACTGAAATTCAACATGAATTATTAGAAAAGTATGTATCAAAAGATTTATTAAATAAGTTTCAGATTTGCACATCCATACCCGGTAAAGTTCCCTTAGATCCAAGTAAGATAAATATTTTATGGCAAAAAAATTCTTGGGATCAACCTAATTTACAAAATTTTTTTAGAAATAAAGACAGACACCATGAATATGATTGGTATGTTTTTAACTCTCATTGGACTTTTGAAAAATTTAGATATTTTTTTCAAATACCTGAAGACAAGTCTATTGTAATTAAAAATGGTGCTAGTCATTTTCCTAAAAGAAAAATATATAAAAAAGGAGATCCAATTAAAATTATGCATCATTGCACTCCTTGGAGAGGGCTGAATGTTTTACTGTTAGCAATGCAATTATTAAAAAACCCTAATATAACTTTAGATGTATATAGTTCGAACGAAGTGTATGGAACTGAATTTGCAGCAAGAGTTAATAAAGATACAGAGGCTTTGTTTAATCAGGCCAAAAAACTAAAGAATGTAAATTATATTGGTTATAAACCTCATGAATATATTTTAAAAAATATTTCAAATTACGACCTTTTTGTTTACCCTTCTATTTTTGAAGAAACATTCTGTGCATCTGCTTTAGAAGCCTTGTCAGCTGGACTCCATGTAATAACTACAAATTTTGGAGCTTTACCAGAAACTTGTGCAGAATGGCCAGTGTATGTAAATTATAGTAAAGACCTACAACTTTTAGGACACACTTTTGCTAATGCCATAGATACTTGTGCTGAATATCTTCATACAGACACTATACAAAATCATTTAGAAGAACAACAAAAATACTTTAAAAAATTTTATAGTTGGGATAAAAAGGGTAAAGAGTGGGAGAATTTTTTGAAAGGGGCTATACATGTCAAGCAATAAATATATAAACGAAGACACATATCAAACTCTTCAAGAGGTTAGTATAGAAACTCAATCTGATTATGAGAAGGCTGTAGAACCTTTATGGGTGGAGGAACCTGAAGATTATAAAAATATACAATTGTTTGTAGCTACTCCTGTTCATAGTGAAGTATCTATACATTACACACAAGCATTAATTGAGTTTCAACAAATGTGTTTTAAGAAAAAATTAAAAGTATCTTTTCATTTAATTAAATCATCTCTTGTTACACAAGGTAGAAATTTATCTGTAGCTGGATTTCTTGAATCAAAAGCTACACACTTATTATTTATTGACTCTGATATTTACTTTCAAGGTAAATCTATATTTACAATGCTTAAGGCAGATAAGCATATTATATCAGTGCCATATCCTTTAAAAACTTTAATGTGGGAAAAGGCTTTTAGAAAAATGCAAGAAGGTAAAATAAAATCTGCAGATGATATTAGAAGAGCATTACATACGTATCCTATGAAAGTTCCTAATCCAGATAGTATTAAATTAAATAAGGGTATTATGGAAGTTACTGATTCTCCAACAGGATGTATGTTAATTAAAAGAGAAGTTATAGAAAAAATGATTAAAAATTATCCTGATAAGGAGATAGTCCAAAAGACAGTAATCAATGGTAAATATGTAAATAAACCAAATATGTGGAATTTTTTTGACACATTACATGATCCAAAAGAAAAGACATATAATGGAGAAGACTTTGCTTTTTGTAAACTATGGAGAGACATAGGTGGTAAATGTTATGCTTACATAAATGATGCTATTGTCCACGTAGGAGAGCATCAGTATCAAGGTAAGTTTTACGATGAGTTGATAGCAACTAAATAAAATGGTAATATATGCTATTATTAGGGAAAATAGTATATGGATCCATTTACACTTGCATTAGCCACGTTTGGCGTACAAAAACTTAGAGGAAAATCAACTAGAACAGCACTAAAAGATGCTGCACTTATTGGAGGTTCTGCTTTTGGTATAGGAGCACTTTCAAGAGCTGGAGCCTTTGGTGCAGCTGCACAAGGAGGACAAGGATTTTTAGGAACGATAGGTAGAGGTTCTCCTTTCAGTAGTATTCCTGGAATGGGTGATTCTAATTTTTTAAAAAAAATAATAGGAGAAAAAGCTTCACCAAAAAAAGAGATTATTAAAAATGCAGCTGGAGAAGTCATACAAGATGCAGCACCTGCAGTAAAAGGTTCAGGAATTTTAGGAGCAGATACAGGAACAAAATTAATTGCAGCTTCGACTATTGCACCCTTTTTAATGGGGGATGAAGAACCAGTTAAACCTATGTTTACAGAAGAAGATTATAAACAAGCTTACAAAGAAGAATCAGAAAAATTAAAAGATAAATTTGAACCAGTGGATATGGCTAGCGCAAAACCAACAATGGCTGAAGTAACTGGATCAAATATGTTTTATGCTAATCAAGGTGGTCTAGCAACAATGTTACCAAAGTATAATCAAGGTGGAGTAAATTATTTACCATCAAAAGTCGATCATGATGAAAATGATGTTAACAACTACGTAAGAGCAACTGGCTATGTTGAAGATGGAGCTGGTGTTGGAGACAAAGATGAAGACACAATGTTAGCTCAACTAGCTGATGGAGAGTTTGTATCAAGAGCTGATGCCGTATTAGGAGCTGGAATTTTATCTGGTGCAGATCCCAAAAATTTTAAAGGTATGAGAAAAGCTGGTGCAGATTTTTTTTATAATCAACAAAAACAATTTAAAAGAATTTACGATATAACAAATGGAAGCAAGAAAAATTAAAATAAAAAAAGAAGTAGAAGTATTAGAGATTTATCCACAAACTCTCGATACCTATTGGGATCTTTGTGAGTTCATGTTAAGAGAGGGTTTAAAATATGATGGTGATCCAATGACTATTGAAGATTTAAAAAATTTTTTAAAAGATAGCTCAATGCAATTACACATGATGTTTGGATCAGATGATGGTGAAGGTTATAAAGTATTTGGTGTATGTGTAACAAGAATTGTAGCATTGCCTAATTATAAACAATGTGAAGTAATTTTATTAAAAGGTGAAAAAAGAAATTTATGGCAAGATAAACTTGCAAATAAAATAGAATCTTTAGCAAAAGAAACAAAGTGTAAAAGAATTGCAGTTCATGCAAGACCAGGATGGCAACCGTTTTTAAAAACAAAAGGTTGGGAAGTTAAAAGATATTTATATACTAAGGAGATTAAATAATGAGTTTTATTTTTGGAGGAGGTTCTAGTGCGCCTGCATCAACTGGACAATCAACCGTAACTCAAAGAGAGGCACCAGGAGTAGAAGCAAGAAAACTTTCACTATATGATGAAGCAGCAAGATTAGCATCAAGTCCCGTAAATTTACCTGCTCTGCAAGTTGCACCAATATCTGGAATTGAACAAGCTGCTATAACACAAGCTGGACAAACAGGAGTGGGTGCTCCTACTGTCGGTGCGGGTATAGGATCTTTACTTACTGCACAACAAACTCCAAATATTCAACAGTTTTTAAATCCTTTTCAATCATTTGTGACTGATGAAATTACAAGACAAGCAAACATTGCAACAAATAGATTAGGAGCACAAGCTGTCGGAGCTGGTGCTTTTGGTGGGGCTAGACAAGGTATTGCAGAAGCTGAAATAGAAAGAGCAAGACAAGCTAATATTGGTCAATCATTAGCTGGTGGTTTTCAGACTGCATTAGGCGCTGCACAAACACAAAGACAACAGCAGTTAGCTGCAGGACAAGCATTGGGTCAATTAGGTGCTCAACAACAAGCAATGAGTCTTGCAGATATTCAAGCACAGATGCAAGCTGGTGCATTACAAAGAGGAATTGGCCAACAACAATTAACGGCTCAAAGACAGACAGCTTTACAAAGAGCTTATGAACCATTCCAAAGAATAGAATTCTTAAAAGGTATTATGACTAATTTACCTACTACACAGAGTACAATTACAGCGTCCACGGCTCCCGGTGCTAATCCTTTAGGACAAGCTCTTGGTGCTGGTTTAGGTGCGTACTCTACCTATAATTTAATGCAGCCGAGGTAATATGGATAAAGTATTAACAAGAAAAATGTTTAGAGATAGATATTTTGAAATGCATAAACCTAAAGCATTTAACAAAGGTGGCATTGCTAATATACAACATTTTCAAACGGGTGGCTTATCATCTAGAGAAAAAGCTATTATTGCAGCTCAATTCGCAGCACCATTATTACAATCTACACAAAGACAAGGTGAAAGTGCTTTAAGTGGTGTTCTTAGAGCAGTAGGCCAAGGTGCAGAAAAATTACCAGCAACTTTAGTAGCTTTAGAAGAAGCACAGAAAAAAGAAGCTGTTGAAACTGTTAGATCTGCTACTGCAGCCGAAAAAAAACAATTAGGTTACAATCCAAAAGATAGATTAATTATAAAAGTAAAAGGTGGTAACATAACTGGTATTGCAGATAAACCTACATTTGGAGAGAGAGAAAAAGCGGCAGATAGATCAGCAACGTTAAAACAAGCAGACAAGATTTTATTTGGAGTAAAAGAAATAGGCTCTGGTCCTATAGCTGGAAGATTTGCTAAAGCAACTGCTGCGTTAAACATGAACCCAAAGGCTGCAGCCTTTAACGTTACAATTGAAGAATTTAAAAAGAGTGCAATTAAAGCACTAAGGGGTGCACAAGTTGGACCATTGGAAGAAGCAAGTTTCAATGCGTTGTTACCTACAATAACTGATAATGAAGATATAATTATTGCAAAAGTAAATACCATGAAAGAGAAGTTACAAGAAATAGATGGTAGACTAGATGCTAGTGGCAATGTTAGTGATCCTGGTAATTTAGAATATTACAAAGATGCATTTAGTAAACTTGGTATTTCTGCAGATCCAGAATCATTAACTTACGATCCTCAAGCAGACTTATATGTTTTTGAGGGCGGTAAACTAGTAAAGAAATAAAATGGGTAGAATAAACGTTCAAGGTTTAGGAGTTGTTGAGATAGAGGGAGAAACACCTACTGCACAAGAAAGTGAAGAAATAGGTAGAGCATTACAAACTCTTATTAATGATCAAGTTGGTGACTCAGTAGCTGACAAAGCAGCTACAGAATATTCTGACAGCCCTAACTTTGGTAGAATAGTTACCGAAGTAGCTGGTTCAATAGTTGGTTCTATTGCAGCTGGAGGATTTACACTTCCCGGTATTGCAAGAATGGTTGGTATGAGAAGTCTTCCATTTTTAAAAGCACTAGCAAAAGCTTCAGCTGGTTCTGCTGCGGGTGGAGCTGGTGGTGCATTAGTTTCAGAAACTTTTGATCCAAGTGAAAATGTTGTTAAAGAAGTTGCAAGAGCAGCTGGAGAAGGAGCTTTAGGAGAGGCTGTTGGTGCGCCATTAGCTATTAAAGCAGCTCCAATAATTTCAAAAATTTTAGGAGCAGCAAAGCCTAGACAATTTGCAGAGGTTATAAAAGGAGCAGACATAGCAGAACAACAACTTAAAAATAAATCTTATGAAATATTATATGGTAAAGAAACCGCACAAAGTTTATCTAAATTAGGAGTTAAAGAACAAATTGAAGCTGTAAAAGGTTTAGTACCAAATGATAAATCAATAAAGGAATATATGAAAAGATCAAATCTTCCAAAAGAAGATTTTGATACTCTAAAAAGATCTGCACTTGAAGCACAACACGGATTAACACCAGCATTTAAAACAAACAACCAAGGAATTAATATTGCAGAAACAATTATATCTAAATCTATTTTAGGAGGAGCAGGATATGCTTCTAGATATAGAGCATTAAAAGATATTGGGGATAGAGTGGCTTATGACACTGTTCAAGAATTAACTGAAGGAAACTTAGCTCGTAATAAAGCTGAAGTTGGCACTATGTTTATGAACATGTTTAATAATGCAGATCAATTGTTTAGAACTGCATCTGATGCTATGTACCAAAAGGTTGATGATTTATTAGGTGCTGCAAGCACAAAACCAACTTTAAGTGTATTTGAAAAAGTAGGTACAAAAAATAGTTTACAAGAAACAGTAGATATAATTAATGCTAATATAAGACAAGGTTTAGATAGTGGTAGAAACAATCCTATAAAACCTTTTATGGATGGTTTAGAAAGAGATATAGCTAAATTTTCAAAAGAAAGTGGAGGTTTAGTTTCTTATAAACAATTATCTAAAATAAGATCAGATTTAGCACAACAAAGACAAATATTAAAAACTGGAGGTGTTGGTGGTGACGATCTGAAAGATATAAATTTTGCCATTAAAACTATGGATGATATGTTGTCGCCTGAATTTTTAAGAAGATCAAACTTAAATCCAAAAGCTGCAGATGCACTACAAAATGCAAAAGAATTTTATGAACAAGGTATGGATGTTTTTAAAAGAGGTACCACAGTTGCACTTCTTGCAAAAGGAGCAAGAGAGACTGCTGATTTAGGACACGTTTTTAAAACAATTACCGATGGAGAAAAAACTTTATTACTACAAAGAGTTTTAAACGATATTGAAGCTTTACCACAACTAACAAACAATCCAGCTTTTAAAGAAGCAATTGGTTCATCCATAACTACTGCAGAAGCTAAAACTCTTAAAGATAGTTTGAGAGGACATTATTTACAAAATATGTTAGCAAAATCTATTTCGCCTCAAGAACAATTTGGAGAGTTTTATGATATAAATAAATTTACTAAAGCAATAAACAATAACATGGAAACATTAAAAGTTTTGTTTCCTGACGCTAAAGATATAAAAAAAATCGATGATCTTAAAACTACTTTAGGTTTTGCTCAGGGTAGAATATCTGACATATCAAGTGTGCCTGGTGGGGTATTAATTCAGTTAAAACAAGCTGGTGCTGCTGGACAATTATTACAGTTTGGTGGAGGATTATTTTCTCCTGCTAACGTTGCAGTTGGAGGTGCCGCTGCAGCTGGTGGTATTTTGCCCGCATTGGGAGTTTTGATTGCTCCTAAGTATGTAGGTAAAGTAATGTTAGATCCTAAATTTCAACAGCTTGCATTTAAAACTTCTGTAAAAGAAGTAGTTGAAGGAACAAATACACCTAAAAGAATGCAATCAGTTTATAATCAAATGCTTGGTAGATTAGTAACACTTGGTGTAATACCTGAAGCTGAAGCTACTGAAGTTAAAAATGGATTACAAAATTATTTTGATGCAATTGAACAACAAACTATACAATCAAGAGTGCCACTACCAAATGTCTCTCAAAGTAACTTTCCTGTAATTAATCAAGGAGGTGGTGCTACTCCAACTGGTGCAGCAGATCCACAATTAGCACAAGCCTTAAATTTATTTAATAAAGGTGGAATAGTAAGTGCCAAAAAAACAATCTAGTAAAGATACCCTTGCTCATCAAAGAATTGATGACCATGAGAAGTTGTGCCTTATTATGCAAAGAGAAACTAATAAAAAAATTAAGGATTTACATGAAGATATACATAGACTTGAAAAAATTATGATATCTAGTTCAGCTTTTATCATTACTACTTTAATAGGAATTGTTGTTGCTCTTATACTAAAATTAAATTAAAAGACCATGTGCGTCTAATAAGAGAAAATAATAGTTTTATAATTACTGATCTTAAAAGAGAATTTAAATACGACTATCAAAAATATACAAGACAAGAGGAGAACGGCTCACGAACCTATAACGTAGGAGATAAGAAAATACCTAGTGTAACTACCATATTATCTGCTACACAATCTGACGAAAAAAAGGCAGGACTAGATGCTTGGAGAGAAAGAGTTGGATACCAAGAAGCTGCTAGAATTACCTCTCAGGCAGCTCTCAGAGGCACGGAGATGCACTATGTGTTAGAAAACTATATAGATGGCCGTGGATACTTAAATCTCTCTCCTGAAGGGGCTCAGGCACGTTTAATGGCACATGAGATAGTAAACAA